GTTCGCATTCTCTATAGCCATAATCTCCGCATGCATAACCGCTCGCTGCAATTCCTCACGCGCATTGTGCCCACGACCAATAATTTCGCCATCTTTCACAATCACACAACCAATTGGAATTTCATCGTGTTCAAGAGCAATCTCAGCCTCTCTCAAAGCCTCCCTCATAAAGGCTTCTTTTTCTTCAACTGTATAATTCATCAATTTCCCTTTTCCTACTTGTCAGTTTTATTATTATATCATGATTCCCGAGACAAAAAAAGCCACCGAATGCGGTGACTTTATAGGGAGATTATTATGAAAAAGGTAAAATAAAATCTTATTAAATCAACGCTCTTGGAGGGTGTCCCCTCCAACTCCCCGACCTCTGGACAAGGTCTATTTTTTTTGAAAAAATTTAAAAAAACTTTATCAAAACGCTTGACTTTCTCGGTATGCCGTGATATAATATAATCAAGATAAGGAAAGGAGGTGAGGAAGTTGAACAAAGAAGATTGGCTTAGGTTACTTGAAAAGGCGATAGATAATATCCCTGAAACAGTAACTGCTATAGCAAGTCTGGTGACTGCAATAACAGTCGCAAGGCAAAACAAAAAGCGTAAACCGAAATCCCGTCAAAGAAAAAGGTAAACGCTAAGAGGTTGGGGCGAAAGCCCCTCACACCTCTATTTTATCAAATGAAAAGAGGAAAATCAATGGTTAGTGCAATAGCTATTTTTATAATTGCCATCAATGTATACATTTATCTAAAAAATAAAAAGGACAAATAATATGAGAAAAGTTATTCAAGAATTGCTAGACAGTTCGATGTCTACATCTGCTATTTCGCAAGGCGCTGGAGTTCCTTGGACTACTGTTTCTGACCTCAGAAAAGGAAAAACAAGCATGGACAAAATGGCACTTCTCACAGCGGAAAAACTTTATGAATTTGCTATAACTGACAAGCAGTGATTTCGGTCACTGTTTTTATTTTTGATAAAACCACTACTCCCCCAAGCAGATGATTTTACGGATTTGAAATGCGTTTATTCGATTTACATTTCTTAGATTTTAAATCCATTTTTAGAGCAAACAAAAAACCACAAGCCTGAGCCTGCGGTAGATACACATTTTAGAAAAGTTTTCCTTTCATTTTATTTTTTAAAAATTATTTAGTGGTAATGAGCCCTTCTGGCTCAATTTCAAATTCTGGCTTGTCTGCCAGCGTTCCGTCTGGTTTGATGTAGTACCAGCCTGTTCCGTCTGCTGATTGGACAAAAGCGTTAGATACCATGTTACCTTCTTTAGCGTCAAGATAGTACCATGTGTCCTTGTACTTGACCCAACCTGTCTTCATAGCGCCTTCTACGTCGAAGTAGTACCACTTCTCAGCGATTTTCTTCCAGCCTGTAGCCATTGCGCCAGACTGGTCAAAGTAGTACCAATTGCCGTCTGTGTGCTTCTTCCAGCGTTCTGCGAGCATATAGCCTGAGCCGTCGAAGTAATACCACACATCGTTGATTTTCTCAAACTTATCTTTTGGATAAGAGCCGTCTTCTTTAACGTACCAGTAGCCTGTATCATTCTTCTGCCAGCCTGTATCATTCTTCTGCCAGCCTGTATCAATCGTCAAGCCGTTTTCAATATCCTGCTTAAACTGTTCACGGCTAATGCCCCATTTAGCAAGATATGGATAAGGGTCAACGTGGTCTGAGTTGTTGTTAGGTTGGTTATTCGTACAGTATTCATGCGTTTTGATACCTGCTAGGTCGTCTGTATCAAGCGTTTTCGGCAAGCCTGCTTCATCTGCTAGGTTTCGTAGCAATTCGATATAAAGGCGATAGTCTGTCATGAACTCTTCTTCGGTTGAATGGCTTTCAATCAATTCAACTGCCGCATAAGTCTCTGCATTCCAACTGCCACCGACGTCCCACGACCCGTTGTTTACAGGCCCTACTTGCATGACACGACCGTTACCAACGACATGAGAAAAGAACCCAAGTTCAGGATCCTTTCTGTAGTGATAGTCTGCTTCATTTTGAGCGGTTGAATTGCGGTTTCCTGTTGAGTGGGCGTGTACTTGTCTATAAGGCGCATAGCCTACTTGAGGCAAGTCTGTACGTAGTCTACTTGTATCGATATCCATGATTACTGTCCTTTCCAAGCGTCATTCATCTGCTTCACGGCTGACTCAACAAACACTTCAAGCTCTTTATCTGTCATAGTGACATTGTATTTTTTAAGCTCTGCAAGCATATGTACTTTAGCTTGCTCAAGCTTTTCACCACCTTTATAGCCTGTTTCAGAGGCTACCTGCTCTACTGCATGTACTGCGTTTTTAGCTAGAATTTCAGCGATTTTTACCGCTTTTTCTCCGCCTTTTTGAATGAGGTAGTCTTTAATTGATTTGACCGCAATCCCTGCAAGGATTGTTAAAATCCCTGTAGCGGATGCAAGAATAATTTCAGTAATTTGTGTCATATGTTTTTCCTTTCTAGCGCCTTACTGCGCCCCTTTCTCATCTTCAACTAAGATGTCATCTCTAATCTGCAACGCTTCAAAATTGTTGTACAAGTGGTCTATGTAGCCATTGCCACCCAAGGCTTTATAGCTATTGTGCATATTCTCCACTACATAAAACTCATCTTTCGTAGTAAAACCACGACGGATAGCTCTACGAATATCACGATCAAGGCGCATCCTCATCGTAACAAGGTGCGCATCGTCGTGTAGTTTTAGCTTTGCTTGTACTTCATCAATTTTGGCGTTGTTCTCGTCAGCAGTAATCTGGACATCTTTGATTTGTTTCTTGACATCATTCAATTCCAAAATGATTTGGTCTGTCTGCTCCTTGGTCTTCTTCGGCATTTTATAGCCAAGCCAAGCCACGACGATTGGCGTGGCTACTGGTAGCACGTTCATGAAGAAATGTTCTATCTGTTGTAAGACGTCCATAGTTACCCCCGTTATTGGTTAGACGCAACTGTTGTTGTAGCAGAAGGGTCTGAAACTGTAGGAGTCACGGTAGCTGTTGTAGAAACTGTAGTTGCTGGTGCAACAGTAGGCTCATCTGGTGCTTTCGGTGCATTAAACTTCCAAGTTGCTAGAACGCCATTCTGGTAAGGTGTTCCTTCAAGTTGAGCAAGGGTTTCTCCTTGATAAGTAAATGACTGATTCGTTTGAATCAGGATGCGTTTACCTTCCCCGTTGATTTCAGCGTGACTTGGGTCTTCAACCGCAAAGATTGCGCCAGGCTCGTAAACTTTACCGACTTCAGCAAGAGGGAAGAGTTCAACCATTTCTTTGTAGGTTGTGCCGTAAGCAACTTTCTCACCCATGATGGAATCTTGAGCCATCACTCGCACTACTTTATTAATGCGGTTCGCAAGTGCTTCAAGGTCATTCTGCTTCGCTTCCACTTGAGTTGCTTTCTGCTCAGTCTCAGCCAGTTTCTGTTCTGCTTCTTGCAGTTTAGCCTGTGTTTTGACGATTGCTGAACCTGGATCTAGTTCAGCTTTTAGGATATCAAGCACCGCTTGAATCAAGACATCTTCTGGTTCACTTGTGCGATCTCCTAAAAGTTCGCGCATGTTCGTACTGTAACGATTGCCTTCTGATAAACGAATTTCAACTACTGTCTTGATATTATCTCCAAATCCTCGAATATAAGGCTTGCTTGCTAGTTCATAATTATTAATTGTCATTTGTCATATTTCCTTTCACTTCTTCAAATAGCTCTTTTAGAGCTGGGTCATATTCTAGAACCTCTTTCATCGTGTGCAATTCGCTTGCTGCATACAAATAAAGAGCTTCATTCTTAGATGATTCTTGCTCACTGACTGCTAGCTTTTTAGTCAGCGAATCAAGTGTTAACTGATTTACTACTGCGTCCATGTTGTTATTCATGCTATTGTTTTCTCCATTTTTTCTATTTTTTGATTGAGTTCTTGAATGGCCTTGATTAAGTAAGGCACCAGTGCAAATGTGTTATATGTGTAAATCCCATCTGGACCCTCACGAAAAGCGTTTGGAGCGTACTTCTGCACATCTTGAGCCATGATACCGCATGAGATATCCTCTACCTCATTATTAAATTCTTTTCGGTAACTATACGTTTTCAAACGATTAATAATATCAATCCCTGAAACACTACTCTCTTGAATGTTTGATTTCAGTCTGCGGTCGGAAGTATCGTTCCAAGCCGGGAACCAATCTCTGTCACCACCGGCTTTTTCCAGATAAAAATAATTTTTACTGCTTCGTCCAATCTTCTCGTATTGACTAGAATAAATCCAAGCACCACCATTATAAAAGATTCTGCCTTCAACTTTCAGGTCATCGTGAATAATTGGTGTTTTCCAAAATTCAGCGGTATTCTTACAATACATCTTGCCATTATTTTTAACGAACCATGCATAGTATCCAGGTTCGTTCCAATTGTCTCCCCAGTTAACCCAAAGAGCTGATGCATTAGCGCCACCTTCGCCATTTCCCATTCCAACCGAGAAGTGGTTGCGACCAGTTATCCAACGTCCGGAACCTGAATCATGCGTTCCGAGCTGGAAGCCACCAATCCATCCTTTGTAACCCTCTAAAACAGTTGAGCTAGTAATGACGGACTCGACTCTTGTCGCAAAAATGCGTTTAGATGTCAGTTGGTCAATAAATGCTTCATTTGCAGTGATTTTTCTAATAAGCGCATTATCAACTTTCAACTTCTCAGCCGTGACCGCTTCAGCGTCTAATATCGTAGTCGTGACCGAACCAGCTTCAAAATTGGCCGTTTTCAGCTTATCAATCATAGCTGACTTGATAACAGCATTATCAATTAATGTTTCGCCAGTGATATGAGTCAGTTTCCCAGTGATACGGTTGTGACCATTAGCACCAAGATTGAGACCTGAAACCAAAGCACCAGCACTGGTCAGATTTTGAACGGCCCATGAACCATTTAATTGAGTTTGAACAGACCGAATAGCTTCGTCGGTATCTTCAGGAGCTTCTTTGTAATCCGTCGCTACAGAACCTCTTTCGAGTTGAACATCTGTCACATAGAGATCGATGGTCTTCCCTTTTTCGCCATACAACATCAAGTCCAGTTTCTCTACATCATCAGCTAGAGTAAACGTAAATGTGAAACGCTTGTACTTCGATGTTATTTGTGGACTTGGGATACTTTGCCAATCTTGTCCAACAATATTTTTGTTTTTGAAATAATGCAAAGCGACTCTCAAGCCACTGTTGCTATCACCACCATCTTTTGAAACAAGAAGAGATACACTCACTTTCTCACCTCGAACGCCTTCAAATGCAAAAGATTGCCGAATTCCAAAAAAATTAGCAACACCTTGCGATTCGTGATAGAAGTGTAGTCCTGGGCGATTTCGATTATTAGGATTTTGAGAGTGTTGGTAGTTGAAATTCAAACCAAAATCAACAGATTGATATTCAAGCCAGTTTTTTGAACCGTTCTTAAATTGACCATTTCTGACATAATTTCGGCCACCTTTCGCAGCTTTTGAAACCTCAACCTGAAACAACTCGTTTGTCATAGCCATACGAGCGACCTTATTAGAAATGTCATTCTCATTGCTACCAATGATACGCTCATAGAGTTGGCTGGTTTCTTTGACGCGTTGAAAATCGCTCTGGTTAGCCTTGCCAGCTATCTGAGATGTGATACTTGCAAATTGCCCATCGACCGTCTGCTTGTACTGAGCAATTTTTGTAGCGATGTCATTGTTCGTCTGCGTACTTATCGCACTAAATCGACGTTCAATACCTTTTATATCTTCCTGATAGCTCGCCTTCCCAACAAAATCACGAGCAACAAGCTCACGAACAGCCGTCGCTTGCTTAGCGCTCTCTTCTCGAGTGTATCTTCTCAATGCTTCTTGTCTCTGACTGTCTTGGTTGACATAGGTTTCAACTGCTGCCAGCTTCGTAGATAGACCTTCAGCAGTTTTCTGAAATTCAGACTTGGCAACGACAAGGTCAGTCTTGCTATCTTCGGGAGCAGGTCCTGCATCTATACGAGTAGAACTTCTGGTTAATTCGACTTTACGAAATGCTACATGGCCAATTTCGTTATAGCCAAGAATAATTCGCCAGAAATCGAAATTATCAGGCTTGGTCAGCGCTGGGACAGTGACTTGATAGGTCTGCCAGCTAGACGTGAGATTAAAATTATCATTTATAATCTCGGGATTACCAGGTGTTGTTCGATTAGCTCTCAAAGATATCCAGACATTTGAAGAGCCAGAGTAGCAAATTCCTTGAAATGAAAGCGTGTAGGTTTCGCCGATTTCTAACTCAAGAAGAGCTGTCGAATTCTTTTCAGACACTCGACTTCCTTCTTTTGAGAAAATCTGCATTTGTTTCCAGATTTTTGTTGTGCCTTTTACATGATATTCACCGTTGATGATTTTCCAATCAACAGGACTACTGTCCCCTTGATGATATCTCCAAAGACCTCTTGAGAAATCGTAGTCTTCAGCATAGTTTCGACTGCCGACCTTAATCTTAGAAAATTCTTCTCGCAATTTCCCAGCTTCAGCAATAACCAAAGTCTTATCTGCTTTGTCCTTTGTTGCATTAAGGATTTCTTGACGGATAGAACCAGCTCGCACCTCAAATTCAGCCAGACTCAGCTTCTGATCTAGTTTGTCTCGTGTGTCTGTCTCAAGACTTTTCACGGACTGCCTGATATTTTCAGCGGTCACATTTAGTAAGCTGATATCTGCTTTGGTTCTGAGACCTTCAGTCAGACGGTTCACACCAGCATCAAGCGCATCAGCGCGTTGCTTAAAGCTGGACTCGACCGCTGAGATTTGGTTTTCGGTATCTTCTGGAGCTTCTTTGGGGCTTGTTGCTAATGTGCCGTTTTCAAGCTGGGGCGCAAGGACGTCTAAGTATTCTCCTACCTCAGCATTTAACAAATAAACATAGCCAATTGATAATTTTCCAGCTTTTTTTCGCTCGCTAGAAAATGTCAAATATGTCCATTTATCATCTTTCAAGATAAAAACTGGACTTATACCTGTTGCATCGTCAGGCGCCCAATAGGTTTGTAACCTAACTCTTTGCCCAACTGAGCCTTTTACCCAAACAGACATAGTATAGGTCCCTGGCATTATTTCAAATCCGTCCTGAGCAACTCCAATTTGATCTCTAGCATTGCTGGAAGTAAGACGTATCGCTTTATCAAAACCAGTTGCTGGACTGTCTGATACATTAATCGTCTTTGCTGTCCCAACGCCTGATGGCCTGAAGGTTCCTGAGGTCCACAATCCGTTAGCCAGCGCCATGCGTCTTGTACCTCGGATATAATTCCGACCCCCGACCTGCACAGTTGCAATCCGACTTTTCAGCTCCTCAGCTGTCTGCGTGAGCTCTGACTTGCTAGCTTTACCATTGGTCAGATTGGTCAGCTCTGCCAGTCTACGAGTCGTCGTCTCTTCATACGTCGCTTGCACTGACTTCACATCAGCCAATTCTTGTTTTGTCTGAACAAGTGATTCAACTTGCTTGGCAATATCAGATTCAGCCTGTACTTGCTTTGGCTGAATGTCGTTTGCGATGGTTCGCTTCAGAGCATCCAAATCGCCAGAAAGAGCTGTCTGAGCGCTTGTAGCTTGTGTCTTGAACGCTTCAAGTCTAGCGATTGAATCTAGACCAATCCGCTTAGCTTCCTGAGCAAGTAGACTGCTGGCACCAGCATTTTGCAACGCTTCTTCAGCTCTACGCTTGGCTTCTTGCAGAGGTCCATTGTTAAAACTGCTAAACCGTTGGTCAATCGTGTCAGAGAGTTCCCTCTTGACTTCTTCTGCTCTTGCTCTGGCCAGTTCAATACCGTCAGAAATTTCCTGTCTAAGCAATCCAGCCTTGTGATCAAAGTCTAAGTCAGCATTTTGAAGAGCCTTTTCAAGGGCAACTTCTTGTGCAGATTCTGTTGCACCAAGGATAGCATCGGCTGCGCTAGATAAGCCACCAGAAGTTCTAGAACCACCAGCTCCTGCCTTGTCATCGAACGTCAGAGAGATGTACTCTTCTTTAAGAGCATCGAACTCATAAGCAATAGCTTTCTTGAATGCATCGACATTGTGCTTCCAACTCTTAAGATTGACCGTATCGCCCATGTGAACTACTTGGCCATCAAGTTCATAAGCTTCAATCTTGATAGCGTCAGAGACCTTGTCAATGCCCTCATTTGAGAACTTAGCCTGTGCCCACTTCTGCAACTCTTCAACAGATTTTGCATTGTTGTTCTTGTACTCTTTTTCATTAATGTAAGGATAAGAGTTAATAAGGGGGCTATCAACAGTCACTCTGATAGTCGTTTCTTTTTCAGCGCCTTCAGGCTTAAACGTCGATTTAGCATGGATTCTTGTTACAACATTCTGACTGCTTCTTGTACGTTGGTAATCCTCCAGATTCTTATGCGTTGTAATAACAACACCACGATTCTCACCACGACTCTTCTTCACTGTCAGAGCGAAATTATCACGAACCAACTCGCCTTCCCACGTTCCGACAATACTATGCTTACCGTCCAGCAATACAGAGTACAGGGTTTCTGTCTCAGTCGTGTTGAAGGTCCTACGGTCCTGAATATCACTATTAAATGAGAAGTCCCCAAGAGCCGTTTTGGTGTTTTGTACCATGCGAGAAAGAGCCATGCCACAACTCTGACTAGTCACACTCATTGGTGTGATCGACCGTTGCATCACATCGTCTGAAATGTGATAGGCTGTGATTTCCAGATGGTCATTGTTCTCAACAGGTTTCTTGATGCGAAATAGCTGCGCCCCTAAAACAGGAGTCGGAGCCTTTATCAGCATATCTTCTTGGATGAGCTGATAAATACCAGAGTCAGAAATAGGATATTTCACAGTTAAGGTGAAATCGCCATTCATGGTTTCTTTAACAATCGCTGAAGTCGCTTCATGAAGTGGCTCCCCGTTCCATCGAACAGTTCTTACATCTTTATCAAGTAAATAAAGCAATTATGCCCACCCCCAAACTGTTTCGATTTCAATCGATTGAATACCTGGACCTAAAACAACCCCAACATTCTTCACTTTCGCTGGATCAACTGTGATAAAATCCCCTGACCATTTCACTGCCTTCCCTGTTGTCGTTTTGAAGCTAGGATTGTCAGGATTATTGACCATCACAAGCGATTCTGAGAGCTTTTCAAGCCTGATGACCTGACCAGCGATTGTGAACGAAGTCTCAGAAGCACTCTGGCCAACGATTGTGATTTTAGGAAATGCAAGAGCAGAACCTTGAACGGTCAAGGTCCCACTTCTTGTCAATCTCTGTGTATCGGAGCCTTTGAAGTATTTTGTAGGGTGGCAAGTGAAGGTTGCTTTGGTCATGTAAAGACCAGGTTGCACTTCTTCAAGGTCGCTCACATTGACCTTATAGCACCAAAGACGAGTTGTTTTGACTCGCTCACTCTCTAGCCAGAACTTTTCACGGATAAACAGACTCATAAATTGGTTCATCTGTTCTTCAGTAGGTTTGACCAAGTAAATCGTATAAGGTTTCTTGACCAGTTCCCTATGCTTGTTTGTCTGAACGATTGCTCCACTGATACCACCATGCTCCAAGAGAGCCGTCTTGCTCTCTCCCAGAGCGATTGAAGGAGAGTCATGGACAATGACTTTAAACGGAAAAGACGATGTTCGCACACCGTCAATCACAAGCTCATTATGCTTTATCATGTAAACCCTCCTCTCAATTGTGTCTTACGTTGCAACTCGTCAGCAATGCGCTGAGCCACCTCATCAGCAATCCGAATGATGTCAGCTTCTTCTCTGACGGTGTTACCAGTAATAGTAATGTTGATGGTCGGTGAAGTTCCACCCATAGTCTGAGCGATGCCCCGACCGATGGCACCAAGTGTCTTATCATTAAGCGGTAATACTGCTTCATTCCCAGCTTCGCCACCAACCATCATGTTATTACCATTTATTCCAAAAATGGTCGGTTTTGTCATGATACCGCCTTTGGCATACCATTCAATTCCAATACTTGGAACACCTTGACTCAACCAATCTAATGGATTGGCCGAACCACTCACATAAAAGTGAGGTAGTGGGATGTGTGGCCAACTGATACTGAAGTTAAACAATCCCTTGATAGCTTCAATAGCTGAAGATACAGCATCTTTTGCACCATTGATAGCTCCTGAAATAGTACTCTTGATACCTTCCCAAACACTTGATACTGTACCAGATATACCATTTAACACATTTGAGACAGTATCCTTGATACCGTTCCAAATATTTGAGACAGTTCCTGAAATGCCGTTGAGAATATTTGAAATGTAGCTCTGAATGGCTGATAAAATGGTCTGAACAATGCTTTGAATAGCTTGCCATACAGTAGAGAATACTCCCTTGATGGTTTCCCAAGCTCCTGACCAATCACCAGTAATGATCTGCATAACTGCTTGGATAATACCAAGTACAACATTGATTGCAGTCTCAACAACGGTCTTGATGATTTCCCAAGCTGTTGTAATGACAAGTTGGATATTATCCCAACCAGCTTGAATGAGTGGACCTAAAATTTCCAGAATTGTGCTTATAACCGTATAGATAGCATTCCATACTGTCTCAGCACTCGTTCTGATAAGTTCCTGGTTCTCCGTCCACCAAGCAACAACCGTTCCAAAGATACCCATGACAAAATTAGAAATCTCTGATACGACTGCATTGATAACTTCAAGAATCGCATTCCAAACGGTCGTGACCGCATCTCGAAAACCTTCGTTAGTTTCCCATAGATATTTCACAATAGCAACAATCGCTGCTATGGCCACTACAACTCCTGAAATAATTCCAATGATTGGTAATGCTGCTGCAATCATTGCGCCAAATGAGGACATAAACACAGCTTGCAGGGTTAAGAATATGGGGGCTAAGGCTCCTACAATTGTCAAAACCACACCTAAGATGACAATGAAATCTTTTACTGGATCAGGTAAGGAATTAAACAGCTCAGCTACACCTTTCACAATCGTTGCCAAGGTTTGGAAAACAGGGATCATCATTTCCAGAAGAGGTTGACCAATAGCAGATAATGCATTGGTCCCAGCTTGTTTCAGATTCCCCATCACGTTTTCTAATCCGTCTGATTCTCTTGCAGCCTGTCCAAGAGCTCCTGAGAGTTTATTTCCGTCTTCGACCATCTGAAGCAAGGTCAGTTGCTTCTGCGCTTCGCTCAAGTCCTTGAATGATTTACCATACAGTTTATTTGCAGCGGCATTCCTAGTTGTCTCTGTCGCAGAGATTCCAAGAGCGGCATCGTTAGCAAAGTTTCCCTTCAAAAAAGATTGTAAGCTCTCTGTCACGCTCTCAATAGATTTGTCATAGAAGGCTGCACCGTCTGCTGCTGCCCTAGTTGCACGAGAAGTAAGATCCAAAGCTTCTGCTGTATCCAATCCTGAAGTTTTGGCAAATGAAGCCATCTGAGTGAATGATCCTTGCAATCGCTCTGGGACAATATCCATTTCCTGACCAATAGCATTCAACGCTTCTCTTGCTTGGGTTTCCATATCTCCGAAAACGGTAGTAAATTGAGCATTACTAGCTTGCATTTGAGCAGCTGCTTCTAACGCTTCTTTTCCTACTTCCACAAGCTTTTCTGAAATAGCACTCAACTTCTCACTAAACTGTTGAAGTAGTTCTGCTCTTAAATTTCTTGAGATTTCACTTAAACTTTCTTGAGTGCTATCAGCAGCAGACTTTGTTCCCTTCATCTCATCATTGAGATGATTAAAAGCAGTCTTAGCCTGATTTAGCTCAGCTTCCATCTTGTTGGCTTGTATGGAGTTCTCACCAAATTCTTTTTTAGTGATTTCCAATTGCTGTTCTAGATTTGAAATCTGTTTACTTACAATCTCAGACTGAGCACCAATCTTTTTCTGGGCAAGAGCATTTCTCTCAGCTTCGCTAGCATTTGAACCTAAAGCACTTTCTTGCAGTTTGAATGAGCTTGTCACCTTAGTCATCTCTGAAGCAAGTTGACTCTGTTCATTCTGCAATTCTTTCAGTTGCGTTTGGTTGCTTTTAGTTGTACTACCAAGTTTTCCTAATTCCTGATTAAGATTAGCGTAAGCGGTCTTAGCTTGATTTAGCTCTGCTTCCATCTTGTT